GGCAGCGTGTGCTGCTCGACATGAGCTTCAATCTCGGAATCGTTGGTCTGCTCCGCTTCAAGAACACCCTGGCCACCATCCGCCGGGGCGACTACAGCAAAGCCGCCGCAATGATGCTGGACAGCCTGTGGGCCCGTCAGGTGGGCAAGCGGGCCGTCCGGCTGGCGGAGATGATGCGGACGGGCACCGATGGACTGACCGGGTAAGCCGAAAGGTCGAGCCCGGCCTGTGGAAGCTGTTCGACCCGTCCCGCGGCACCGTCTGGATGGGCTGCTGGGGCGGCCAGGTGCAGACCACCTTCCACGAGGCGTTTGCCCGCCGCTGGCTGGCCCTGGCGCAGTCGCAAAACGTAATCTCCGCCCCTGCTGCCCACGGGTACGCTGAGCCCGCTGATACCCCTATCCCGTGATCCTTCACGACACCGAGATCCGCCGGCTGTGCGAGCACGACCGCATGATCGTGCCCTTCGACGACGAGCAGCTCAACCCGGCCAGCTACGACCTGCTGCTGGGCAGCGAGATCATGATCGAGAGCGCGGCCAGTCGCGATCTGATCCGCCTCAGCATTGCAGATCACACCGAGTGGGATCCCTACTGGCTGAAGCCCGGCCAGTGGATCCTCGCGGAGACCTGGGAGACCTTCAACATGCCCGATGACATCGCCGGGCTGTTCTTCCTGAAGTCGAGCCGGGCCCGCGAGGGCCTTGAGCACCTTCATGCTGGGGTGCTGGATCCGGGATGGTACGGATCCAAACTGACTCTTGAGCTGGTCAATGCCCGCCAGCTCCATCCGTTGCCGCTTTGGCCTGGTATGAAGATTGGTCAAGTCGTTTTCATGCTCACGGCGGGCAAGCCCGAAATCTCCTACGCCAAAATTGGACATTACAACGGACAGGCGCGGGTCATGCCGTCATGGGAGTCATGAACCAGGAGTGGCGGCCCGTGGTGGGCTTTGAAGGCCTCTACGAGGTGAGCAGCGAGGGTCGTGTTAGAGGCCTTCCTAGGCAGACCAAGCGTTCAAACGGAACGTCTGCGTGGGTGGAGGGGCGCGTGCTGAAGCCGCGAGCACAGCGCTCCGGGCATCTTCAGCTCTGGCTCCGCAAAGACGGAAAAACTCATGCAGTAAGCGTCCATCGACTAGTCGCCATAGCGTTCCTGGGACCATGCCCGGATGGCATGGAGTGCTGTCATAACAACGGAATTCCATGCGACAACTGGCCGGAGAATCTCCGGTGGGACACTAGGGCTTCCAACATCAAGCAGTCATACGCCGACGGACGAGCGCCAACCATGCCTGGCTTGAAAGGCCTAGATCACCCATCCTCTCGGCTTACTGCGGACTTGGTGCGAGAGATTCGTAAATCACCACTGAGCTGCAAGGCTGCGGCGGAGGCTTTCGGGATCTCCGCAATGACAATCTCGCGCTGCCGGCGCGGCATCACCTACCAAGAGGTCGCCTAATGTCTTCCGTCAAACTCGTACACCGCACCGAAGACGCTGAAAAGCTGATCGTCAAAATGGCGCGAGTCAGTAACCCCGAAAACCAGGACAACTGGCAGACGGGGCCTAAGCTGCTGCGATACCTATTAAAGCACAAGCATTTTTCACCGTTCGAGATGTGCTCGATGTGCGTCGAAATTGAAACCGAAAGGGACATCGCCGCGCAGGTCATCCGACATCGATCTTTTTCATTCCAGGAAAGATCTACCCGCTATGCAGAGGCTCTAGACGCAACAGTGCCCGAGCTGCGCCGCCAGGACACCAAGAACCGGCAGAACAGCATCGACGACCTTTCCGAGGACGTGACGGCCGAGCTGCGCGAGCGGGTGCGGTTGCTGTTCGGCGAGTCCAGCAAGCTCTACAACGACATGCTCGAGCAGGGCGTCGCCAAGGAGACCGCTCGCCGGATCCTGCCGCTCAGCACCAGGACGACCCTGTTCATGCACGGCACCCTCCGCTCCTGGATGCACTACATCGACGTGCGCTGCGATCCGTCCACCCAGCTCGAGCACCGCGAGATCGCCGAAGCCTGCCGGGAGATCTTCTGGCACCAGTTCCCTACGATTGCAGAGGCCGCATGGAGTACGTGAGATTCGCCTCCCGCGACGGCTCGATCTCTCCCGAGGAGGGGTTGCTGCAGGCCTACCAGCTGTTCGCCGACGGGCGGCCACAGGAGGCGGCCATGATGTTCCTCGTCTATGCCGATCAGGACAACGACATCGGCATCGTCGGCCAGAGCGAATACGACGCCCTGGCCAAGCACCTGAAGGAGGTGCTGGCGCACGTCGCGCTTTACAACCTGATCGTCAGCTGCCAGGTGCAGCCGGTGCTCACCGACGACCTTGAGCCCGCCTACAAGCCCTCGCCCTGGTATGAGGGCGACTAAAGCCCCAGCTTGTCCGCCACGCTCTTGGCCATGGCACTGGCGCCACTGTCGATCAGATGGGCGTAGCGGTCGGTGGTGAGCGGGCTCATGTGCCCCAGCATCCCACCGACTTGCTTGAGGGTCAGGTTGCTCTCGGTGATGGCCACCGAGGCCCAGTGGTGCCTCAAATCGTGCGCGGTGAGGTCGTCGATCTTGGCTTGGCCGAGCAGCTCGCGCCATAGCTTCTGGAAACCGATCAGGTGACCGTTGCCCCTTCCTGCGATAATCCACTCAGAGTTCGATTTAAGTCTCAGCTCTCTCAAGATGCGAATCGCTGCAGGAGGAAGATGCACGACCCGATCTTTGCCGGTCTTCTTGCCGGTCTTATGACCCTCTCTTGGAATCACCAGAACAGCTGCCTTCTCGTCGAGCCACTCCCACCGGCTGGCGCAGATCTCATTAACCCGGCAGCCGGTCAGGATCAGAAGCTTTACCAGCTGCGCAAAGCGCCACTGCAGTGGCGTCGTGGGGAACGTGTCCAGTGTGGCTATGAGCCGCTTCAGCTCTTCGTCTGACAGATACCGCTCCCGCTTGTTCTCTCCGTTGCCGGGAACCTTGTTGCAGGGGTTGTCCGCTCGGATGTTCCACAGGATCGCAAGGTTCATGGCCTTGCGCAGGACCGCCAGCGTCCGGTTGGCCTGGGTGCCGCCGACCTTCTCCAGCAGCTTCATGACCTGTCCGCTGGTGACCTGCTTCACCTTGGTGGTGCCCAGCTTCGGGATGATGTGGCAGTCCCAGATGCTCTTGTAGCCGGCGCGGGTCTTCTCGCGGAGCTTGGTGTAGTGCTTCTGCTCCAGCAGCTTGTGGAGGTCAGCAACGGTCGGCCCCTGGCGCAGCTCTTGGCGGGCGCTGGTGGGCGCCTCTCCCCTGGCGACAGCCGCCAGAACCTTGTGCGCCTCCTCTCGGGCGAGGGTCCGGTTGACGCTCGCGACCCGGCCGATCTTGTGATGCTGCTGCTTCCCGCCGGGCTCCCGGTAGCGCATGTACCAAGTCTCGACCCCACTTTCGAGCCGCAAAATTCCCAGTCCAACGACCTTAGAGTCCGGTATCCATTGCTTTTTCATGCTTTCCCCATCCGCGCACTATTCGCGCAAATCTGCGTGAATTTGGCTGAATCTGCGCGAACGAGCGGTAAATAGCAAGTGCCGATATATGAGCTGAATCAAGCAGTTGTGAAAAAGCGGTAAGTTCCAGTAACCTTGGATGAACGACTTTTAATCAGAAGTGCAGCAGTTCGAATCTGCTCGGGCTCACCAAAAATCCCCGCAGGATCAATAACTTAAAACACATTAAGTAAAGCTGCCACCCCAGTCGCCGCCGCCGTTCGCGCACTATTCGCGCAACTCTCAATCCCGCAGTGATCCCAAAGAAATCCTTTGCTCACGGTCGCCTTGGCTACGGTCTGGAGAGACCTTGTCGGGGGCGCCGATGGCGACCTACCTCCTCGAAGTAACGGCCAAGGTCGTGGTGCATAGCGACGAGGAGTCCATCGAGGACTTCCTGGCGAACACCTATTCGCGGATCGTTGAGTTCGTCCCAGACGACGAGCACATCATCGACATCGAGCTGGATGCCTTTCCCCTACCCCAGGAACCAGGTGGATCACCAGATTTCGGAGACGGAGCTGATCCCCAGGAGGGAGGCGAGGCTTCGGTTCCGTGATCAGATCCTCCTCGCCTGGAATTACGCCTGCGCCTACTGCAGGGAGCCGCTGGGGCGATCGGCGACATTGGATCACGTCGTTCCCAAGGTGAAGGGCGGCACCACAGTGAAGTCCAATCTGGTGGCTTGCTGCCTGGCGTGCAATTCCCACAAAATGCACCACGACTGGGCGGAGTGGTTTCAGGCGCAAGAATTTCACAGCGAGCTGCAGGAGCAGGCCATCTTCGAGTGGCTGAACCAGCCCAACGGCTGAACTGCTCTGCTACCGTCGGTGAGCCGTTTTGAACAACGGCTCTGGGTGCCGTCGCGGGGAGCCGGCGGTGAGCTCCAGGGCGTTCCCCTGGAGCAGCTCCCCCCTCATTGCGACCGGGTCATCGGATCAGCCTCACCTCATGACGCATCGCGCAGCCATCGTCTGGGCTGCCATCCCGCCTGAAATAGATCATGCGGTCGTTGAGGCTGCACTGGCCTTGGGTGACGACTGCCTCGCCCTTCCAACCGCCGATTGTGGGGACTTTGAGCTGGATACGGTCGCCGGTGCGCAAAAGTCTTGGCATTGGTCTGCGGATGTAGAGGTTTTGTCGCAGGCAGCTTCCCAGGGCGCAGGCGTAGACAGGACTTTGGCCACTCTGGGATCGTACTGACCGGGCTCCTGGAGGCGCCGCAGGAGCCGGTCAAAGGCTACTGCCGGAATGACGTGGCGCTCAGTCATCGCGCCAAGAGGTGATCCAGATACAGCTCCGCCTGCCACAGGTCCGAGCTGTAGCGGCAGTAGCCCTTGGCGCAGCTGCGGTAGTAGAGCTCGCCGCCATCTTCCGGCTCGAGCGTTTCAATCAGGCCACCGTCGCGCTCGAGGGTGCTGACTACTGTCGGGTTGGGCATGCTTTGAACACCGAGCATTGGGCTGCAAATCTTCCACCAGTCTGGCGAGCCTCAGGCCAGCCGAAGCTACAGTTCGCCTCCACCGGCAGCCAGTGGATGCACTGCCAGCACAGAATTCGATCTTCGCCGCTGCATGCGTGTCGACGCTTGAAATCGGAATAGATGCGCTCTGCCTTGAAGATCGCCTCCTCCTGGTCCGAGGTCTCAAGGCAGGCCCGCATCTGCAGCTCGTCTGTCGCTCCGAGGCGAACGCGAAGATGCCACACTCCGGCATCCTCGGAGAGGATCATCCGGCCGGCGTGGTATCGCTTTTGAGGCATGCAATCGCGCCGTCGATCTTGCGACGAAATTCTTCAAGGCTGCCGTCATTATGAATGACGACATCGAATCCGTCCCAGTCGTCTAGGCCACCTTCAGAAATGTGGGTGCCATCGTGCGCAGCAGACGGACGCTCAATTCTCCACATCTGGCCGCCCATGGCCTTGACGGCCTTGGCCTCGTTGAGGAAACGCACGTCGTCTGTCACGACATTGTCATGACGGCTGGCCTGGGCCTGCCAGCAGCGCACCCACAGGTCGCCGCCGATCCGCTCGCGGCCCCATTCAGTGCCGAGGGTCTGCAGGACATGGCGCACGCTGCAGCCAATCTCTGGCACCACGAAACTTTTGTCGACCCACGCCAGCCTCATGGCTTCGTCTTCCCGGTAGCCAAGGCTCACCAGGAACGACATTGCCATCCGCTTGAGCGGCTCGGCAAAGCTCACCTGATGGAAGCCTTGGTGGGCGAGCACCGTGGCGGTGAAGGTCTTCCCAGACTGCGGCGCCGGGCTGTAGAGGCCAACGATCGCGGGGGCGACGCCCCTGTCGTAGAAATTGTTCATCGATCAAAAGCCTCTGGGTCGACCTGCTTGATCTCCCACCAGGCTTGCCGGGCTTCCTCAGCCGAGTGGCGGCAGAACTCCTGCCACAGTCCGGTGTAGGTGCTGTGCAGCGGGTGGGTCTTGGGCAGTTTGTCCCTGCCGGAGTCCTCGTAAAGGTGGTCGAGGAAATCGACCTTCATCTGTTCGATTTTGGGATGGCAGTCAAACATCGTGTCCGGCGAGCGAGCGAGCGTAGGTCATCGCCTCCGAGTGTGTCTCGTAGGCGTGGCCCCAGATGACGCGGGTGCCGTCGTAGCACCACGGCTGGAACGCTAGCCCCAGCCCTCGGTCAACGGGGTGGACGCCGTAGCAGGGGTGGTTCTGTCCCCGCCACGGGCCTTGTTCAGACTGAATCATCGCCGTTCCACTCCGGGGTGAGACCCAGCACCGAGACCCCGCAGCCGGGGTTCAGCTCCTGGGCGATGTAGTGGGCATGAGTCGAGCCGTTGGCGTAGTAGATGGCCAGCTCGCGGTTGCCATCGGGCTTGGTGATGTGAACCTGATAGGACTGGACGGTCATAAGGCTCCGGCAGAGAAAAGGCGTGCCCGCACCTCGTGGTAGGGCTTCTGGGAGTGGAAATAGAGGCTGAAGAGATAGCGCGGTCCCCCGAGGTTGAGGACGCAGTGCTCGGCCTGATTGTTGAACAGGTAGAGGGTGTGCGGCTGGTACTGCAGCTCGATGACCTGCTTGTTGGTGTAGTCAAGGTCGCTGCCGAACAGGGTGTGGCTGTGCCCGTCGTGAGTGACCAACATGTTGATGCACGCCATTCGGTGAGTGTCCGTGTGCCAGGAGTAGAAGGTCGACGGGCCGACCTTCAGCAGGCCGATCTTGGCGATGGGCTCGGCGGAATGCACGAGGCTCAGCGCCGGATCTCGATGAATCAGCGACGGATCAAGCTCGATCGCCCTAAAGCCGAAGTGCGGCTGCCAGGGCTGCGAGTCTTTCTCGAGGCCGTCAAGGTGCTCGGCAAGTGCCTGCGGCTTGATCGTCAACGGCGTGAAGCAGTCAGGAGCGCGAATGGTCATGGCAGCAACTTCTTGCAGAGGCAGATAAGGGCGATGCAGATCAGCCAGTAGGCGATCGACAGCCACAGGATATGGGTGAGGGTCACGCAGCACCTCCCCAGCGCTCAAGGACGGCGCGGGCGTACTCCAGGGCAGCGGTGTTCAGGCAGACGCGGAAGATCCCAGCCTTGACCCGGCCGCCTGTTGCATCGGAACAGACCGTGGCGGCATAGGCGAACTCGTCCCGCATGGTCTCGGGCATCAGCTCCAGCAGCTCGTCGTCGGTCGGCGGCGGCGCCTTCAGCTCAGCCCGCACTTCGTTGCACAGCTGGCGGTGGGCCGGCGGGCGCAACGGGTAGGAATCCATGGCGGCGATCAGCTGGGCGCTGCGCATGCGGAAGTCAGTCATTCGGGCAGGGCCTCCAGGGCTTGGATGATCAGGCTGCCGTTCCTGCCCTCAGGGTTGAGTTCCAGGCGGGCAGCTTCCAAGGCCCGAGCCTTCAAGCTCGGCGGCCTGGGCCGGCGGGCGGCGCGGAGTTCCGCGACATCCTCGGGCTCCCATTGAGCACAGCGCACCAGATACTCACAGCACGCCTCCAGCTCCTGGTTGGCGCCCCATTGGGCGGCGCGGGCGGCGATGTCAGTGGTGGCCTCACCTGGCGCAACGACTGTGCCGTAGAACTCGGCCGTCCACTGCTTCACCAGCTCGGGCGGTGGGGTGATGGGATGCGTCACGACTGCACCTCCCCCGGCACCAACATCTGCCGGATCCGGCTGGCGGTGAACGACCCGCGGGCAATCGCCCGCCACACAGCCTTCATCACATACGGCGCCTGGGTTTCGGCCACCACGCTGCCGGTGTCCTTCAGCGCCTGCACCACCTCGCGGTACATCTCGGCATAGAGCTTCGGGTCCGGTTCCATCAGTGCTTCGCGCCATTGAGCCACCTCAAGCAACGACTGCCCGCCGAAGCCGCGCAGCTTCATCAGGTCTTCTGTCGACGCCATCATGATCTGCTCAGCGGTGAAATAGCGACCGCGAAGCAGGCAGTTGATGGTACGAAGCGAGAGATAGCGATCCGTTTCGGGGATCAGCCGGAAATCGTCTTCAGTCGGGTGCATGGATAGATTTGAGGTGATCAATGAGTTCTTGCCTGGTCGGCCAGAACGGTTTGCCGTCAATCGTGCGCTCCATCTCGGCGGTGGCGCGTTGCAGCCCCTTCAGGAACCAGAACTGGCTGATTGCTGCAAGCTTGGGCGCCTGGTGCAGCAGCTGGTCCCAGATCTCGTCGGGGCACGTGTCGTAGTCGAGGTCATCCCGCACGGTCAGCCACGGGCTCAGTGCCTCGTTCATGTGCATCATCCGGGTCAAGCCACTCGATGAGGTTCCACCAGGGGCCGTACTCGTCGAAGGCTTTGGCTTTGGCATCGGTGAAACTGGCAGCGGTGACGAAGTCGAGGATGTTCGACTGGGGGATGGCGAAGTGGTAGTTGCGCTCGGTCATTTCGACAGCTCCGGGCAGTTGTTCACCACGTAGCGGGCCGCATCGAGCACATCGAGGCTGACTTGCTTGCCCTGATAGGTCACGTAGGTGACCGGGCGGCTGTTCGACCAGCTCTCGGACATGGCGGCATCTCGGGCCTGTGTGGCATCGATGCCCATGCGGCGCAGCTCGCAGAAGCGATTGCCGAACAGGTTGGGATAGAAGCTCTGAGCGGTGGCGGGGGCGGCCAGCAGCAGGCTGGCGACAAGCAGAAGGGGTTTCATTCGCAAACAGGCATGGAGGACTGGTGGTGAGCATTGGCGCAGCGGCCGTGCTCGGCGATAACGGTGGCGATCACCACGACGGGGATCAAGAACAAAAGCATTCGTGTCATTGGAGTTGTCGGTTGACTGGGTCATCATGACCGCCAGCGCAGCAGCTGTGCAGCCCGTTGTCACACTTCGTAAAAGTCGCAGTCGACCGCAAAGCTGGGACCTTCCTCGAGGGGGTCTGGAAAGCCAATGCCGCACCCCAGCTCACCATCCCAGTGGTGGCATCGCGTGCAAATGCGCCACTTGTCACGCCGCGGCAGATCAGGAAAAGCATCGGGCCAGGTGGCGCCGCACCGGATCTGCTGGATGCACTGACGCACCACGCCGAATTCCTCGGCAAACGCCTTGTCCGGCCGGTGCATCTCGGTCAGCACCCGATAGACCTGCTCCGGCGTCAGCTTGCGTGGGGGGCGCTGTCTGACCGGCTTGGTGCGTGGCGGCTTCGCTTTGCCACCAGGCCGGATCGTAGTCCAGCGCTCGCCGCAGTCGCGGCACTTGTGGCGGCGGCGGATCGATCCATCCGCACGATGCCTGCTTTCAATCACGATGCTGTCGTTGTGACTACAGCGGGGCATGTCTACGGTGGTGGGGTTGACGGTAAAGATTTCCATGAAATTTGGTGAGTGGCTGACCGCCGAAATGCCGGCAGAAGATAAGTGGAAGATTGAGCTGGACGCTCGCAAGGAAGATCCACGCACAGCGATGCTGTACCGGCTGTGCTGCCAGCAACAGTTCCAGATTCAGAAAGCCGTCAACGAAATTGCTCGGCTTGAGCTGATGCTGATGGATGTCAGTCGATGAGCTGCAGCGCCTGCTCGTAGGTGGGCGCCTGGACGTGGCGGCTGATCTCGGTGCCGTCGGGCTGCGGTGTTTCCACCACCCAGATCGGCATCTCCTGGCGCCAGCGGAACACCAGCTCGCGGACCTCGTCGGCCATTGATCCGGCCTGTTCGTAGGTCCAGCCCTTCCGGGCCACGTTGAATTGGGCCATGGT